ATATACTTGAGGTAGACCCTGCCGCCGAGCCTGAAACAGTCGAAACAGGAGACGATAATGAAGACGTTTAGACAATTCAGAGAAGGCGTTGAGGTAGATATCCAAGAGGCGCCAATGGATGGAGTCGAAAAAGGCTCATTAGAAGGCGACAAGCATATGTGTGCTACTAAGATCTTCAAAGAAGGTTTTGGTGAAGGTACACCTATCACAGGCGAACACGCCATTCCAGATGATGAAGGCAATGTTGCTTGGTATAAGGTTATGTTTGAACATGGTATCGAACAGGTTGAGATTTCTGAAGAAGGCGTACAAGTCCTTGCTCAAGAATCTCACATGAACCACAAAAAGAAAAAGTAACGGAGAAAATAGATGGCGGTCACAGTAGATGTACTAAAGTTGACGCAGGTCCAAGGCGTTGTGGCCGTCAGAGGCACAGCAGCCACAGGTACTATCGCTTTAGCAACAGATTTAAAAAAGTCAACAGAAACACAGTCAAGCCCTGCTGTCAATATCAAAGGACTACAATGGACATTATCTGCTTCAGCTCGTGCATATGTTCAGCGCAATAGTAAAATTCTATACGAACTGACAGAATCAGGTACTTTAGATTTTTACGGCTGGGCAGACACAGATGAGAATGACCAAGACATCGAAGTAGTTATTTCAGGCGGCAACGGCGGAACTGTCATAGTTGATTGTGCTAAAGTATCAGGTTACGGTTCACAGCAACACCAAGGTGCTGATGGGAGTCTAGGCTAATGAGACTAATAAAAGAACTTAACGAAGACCTACAGTTTATTGTAGAAGAATCAGAGTCAGGCAAGAAGAGCCTCTATATCGAAGGCGTCTTTCTACAGTCTAACTTACAAAACAGAAACGGTCGTGTCTATCCCAGAGAGATTATGGCGAAAGAAGTAGACCGTTATATGCAGGAACAGGTCAACACTAAGAGAGCATACGGAGAACTTGGGCACCCAGACGGTCCTAATATTAATCTCGACCGTGTTTCACATATGATTACCTCTCTTAGAGAAGATGGCGATAACTGGATAGGCAAGGCTAAGATCCTTGACACTCCTATGGGTAACATTGCCGCAAGCCTAATTAAAGAAGGTGCAGGACTTGGTGTTTCTTCACGTGGTCTTGGCTCACTGAAAGAAAACAGCGAAGGCATTAATGAAGTACAAGACGACTTCATGCTTGCCACAGCAGCTGATATTGTTGCTGACCCTTCAGCCCCAGATGCTTATGTACAGGGCATCATGGAAGGCAGAGAATGGGTGTTTGTTAAAGGTGTATGGCAAGAAAGAGAAATCGAAGAAACACAGCAGTTTATTAAGAAAGCAAGCAGTAAAGACCTCGCTGAGGCCAAAATACGTGCTTTCAACGAATTTTTAAATAGGCTATCTAATATTTAATTTGTATAAATATATAAGACTATATTAAATCTAACCGTAAAAGGAGATAAAACAATGGGTGTAGAGTCTAAAATCAGAGAGCTTATGGAGGGTGCAGCAAACCGTCCTAAAGATAAGCTCACTGCTCGTGACGATAGCAACCCTACTCAAGGCGATTCAAACGCATCCCCTGAGCAACAGGACCTTTCAGGTACTGGTAATGCTGAGGGTGGTTTGACTTCAACTGTGGGTAAGGCTGCTTCTGCTAAGGCGAGCAAAGATAATACTCTTCCTGCAGGTAACGGCGCTAAAGAAGCTCCTGCAAACTTTGTCAACGACAAGCCAAGCGAAACTGATGTAATGAAAAAGTCCTCTGCGGGCAACGTACATCGTGAAGAAGCTGAACTTGAAGAAGATGAAGTTTTAGTAGAAGACGAAGCCGTTGAGGAAGAAGTAGAAGAAATTACTGAAGAAGAAGTTGAAGAAATCGAAGAAGAGGAAGAAGTCGCAGTAGATGACGATGTCCTTTACGAAGAAGATCTCAATGCTCTCTTTGAAGGTGATGAAAACCTCACTGAAGAATTTAAAGTTAAAGCAGCTGAAATCTTTGAAGCTGTTGTTACTTCCCGTGTAGCAAACGAAGTAGAAGCTATCGAGGCAGATCTCGAAGAACAGGCCAATATTGAGTTTGAAAACAAACTGGAAGAAATGGTTGAGAATATCGACAAGTACCTCAACTATGTTACAGAGAATTGGATGAAGGAAAACGAACTTGCTGTTGAAAACGGCCTTCGTAACGAGATCACTGAGTCCTTCATTAAGGGTATGCAGCAGGTATTTACCGAGCACTACATTGAAGTACCCGAAGAAAAATATGACGTAATGACTGAAATGCAGACTAAGATTGATGACCTTCAGAGCAAGCTTGATGAGCAGGTTCAGAAGAACATGGATCTTAACGAGGAATCAGTAGTCCTGAAGAAGCAAAATATTTTTGCTGATATTGCTGAAGGACTTGCCGATACTGACGCAGAGAAGTTTGCTGTAATGGTAGAAGATATTTCTTATACTAGCGCAGAGTCATATGAAAACAAGTTAAAGGTAGTTAAAGACAACTATTTCCGTAAGGAAATCGCAGAGTCTACTGATACATTAGAAGATTCTGTAGATGAAGTTTCTTTGACTGAAAACACTGTTATGAGCAAATATGCTGAAGCTCTTAGCAAAAGTACAAAATTTTAATATTATAAATAGTAAAGTTAGTTTATAACAACAATAAGGAGAAACTTCAATGTTTTTATCTGAACAGTTAGAGAAGAAGTGGGAACCTGTTCTTAAGCACGAGAGCCTGCAAGAAATTGCAGATCCGTACAAGAGATCGGTAACTGCTGTAGTTCTCGAAAATCAGGAAAAGGCTCTGCGTGAAGAAAAAGCAGCCCTTTTCGAAGCAACACACGCGAACGCCACTGGCGCTTCAATCGACAACTATGATCCTATTCTTATCAGCCTGGTTAGACGTGCTCTTCCCAACCTGATGGCTTATGACGTAGCTGGCGTACAGCCTATGACTGGTCCTACTGGTTTGATCTTCGCTATGAAGTCACACTATGCTAGCCAGACTGGTACTGAAGCCCTGTTTAACGAAGCCGATACTGACTTCTCTGGTACTGGTACTCACGCAGGTTCTAACCCTGTTGACGGTACTTATACTACTGGTACTGGTGTAACTACTTCAACTGCTGAAGGCTTTGGCGACTCAACTACTCTGAATGAAATGGCATTCAGCATTGAGAAGACCACTGTAACTGCTAAGTCACGTGCTCTGAAAGCAGAATACACCGTTGAACTTGCCCAGGACCTGAAAGCGATTCATGGTCTTGACGCAGAAAGCGAACTGAGCAACATTCTTTCTCAGGAAATTCTCGCTGAAATCAACCGTGAAGTTATCCGTACTATCTACAAGGTAGCGAAGACTGGTGCTGCTTCTACAGCAACTCCTGGTACTTTCGACCTTGACGTTGATAGCAACGGTCGTTGGTCTGTAGAACGCTTCAAAGGCCTCATGTTCAACATTGAGCGTGATGCCAACGTAATTGCACAAGACACTCGTAGGGGCAAAGGTAACTTCATCATTTGTTCTTCTGACGTAGCTTCTGCACTTGCCATGTCCGGCGTACTTGACTACAGCTCAGGCTTGAGCAACAACTTGCAGGTTGATGATACAGGCAACACTTTTGCTGGTGTACTGAACGGTCGTTACAGAGTATACATCGACCCTTACAGTGCTAACACTGGTGCAGCTTCTCAGTTCTACGTAGCTGGATACAAAGGCACTAGCCCTTATGACGCAGGTCTTTTCTACTGTCCGTATGTTCCTTTACAGATGGTCAGAGCGATTGATCCAAGCACATTCCAGCCAAAGATTGGCTTCAAGACTCGTTACGGCATGATTGCTAACCCATACGTAACTCAGTCTGATGGCACTACTGACGCTGATACATTCACAGCAGATCGTAACCAGTATTATCGTTCAGTTAAGGTTACTAACCTGATGTAATAAAAAGAATCCCAATAGGGACATTTTTGAGGGGGCTACAATGTAGCCCCTTTTTTTATCTATACTATATAATGTGTATAAATAGTGTAAATAGCACGTTGAGATAACGTCCTGTTTTTCCTTTATGGACTACAACGGAGAAACCGATATGAAGAAATTTTTATTTCTTATGTTGCTACCTACCTTAGCAACAGCACAAACATACACAGATGATGTAGCAGAAATCATCAATAATAACTGTGTAACTTGCCACCGTCCTGGTGGTGTAGGCCCAATGAGTTTTGAAACCTATGAGCAGGTAAGACCCTGGGCTCCTCTTATTCAAATGCGAGTAGCAAACAGAGAGATGCCTCCCTATGCGTATGACCACGGCATAGGCATTCAAGACCTTGAGGGCGATTGGCGACTCTCCCAAGAACAGATTGACACTGTAGTAGCATGGGTTAATGCAGGTTCGCCTTACGGTGATCCTGACAGAGTAGTACAACTACCCGAAATGCCTGACCCAAATGAATGGAAGTTTACACCTTTATTCGGACAACCTACAGTGATTGTAGCATCAAGTCCGTATGATATTCCTGCAAACGGAAATGACTTGTGGAGTAAGGAGATTGTTGATTCAGGCGTATCAGAAAGTCAATGTATCAAAGCAGTACAAGTAAAACCCAGAGGTGATGCCGCAGCAGTAGTACACCACGCTAACAGCAGCTTTCTCACAGAACAAGGCAGAGAAGGTATGTTGACTGAATATGCTATGGGCAAGTGGGGAGAGATTGTACCTGAAGGAGTTTGTCGTACATTCCCAGCAAACGCAAAAGTATCGTGGGACATTCATATGTTCCCAGGTGGAGTAGGCGCAACTGCTGAAGGTGCGATGATTAAAGATAATGTAGTGGAGATTGGCATTTGGTTCCACGATGAAGAAACAAGCAAAGACTTACGATTCAAGCAAGACTTGTCATTGTATCGTTTAGGACAGCAAGATGATATTGCTATTCCTCCTCACGGTTACTATATGACTCAAGGGTTTCATAGTTTCGACCACCCTGTACGTTTAGATAGTTTTCAGCCACACGGGCACTTGAGAATGAACGCAGCATCACTTGAAATTTTCTACCCAGAAACAGGTAGAACAGAACCTGTAAGTCAAATTTCAAATTGGTCAGCAACTTGGCATCATAGTCACTTGTATGCACAAGATGTTGCACCGTTAATTCCGGCCGGAGCAGTCATAGTTCTTAAACAGTGGTATGACAATACGGCTAATAACCCAAACAATCCTGACCCTGATATGTGGGTAGTAGGAGGCAGTCGTACAGGTGATGAGATGACTCACGCTTGGTTAGCCATTACGCACTTGGATGATGAGGAATATGAACGATTAGTGGAGGAGAGAAATGCAAAAACTATTATTGCTACTGCTAACGATTAGCACAGCAGCGTTTGCTCACGATGACATTGCTATAGATTATGCAGAAAATGTAGCACCTATTCTTATTGAGCAATGTCAAATGTGTCACAGAGAAAATGGCATTGCACCATGGGCTATGAGCAATTATCAAATTGTTCAAGGATTTGCTCCTGCAATGAGAGAGGCTATCGTTGAGAAACGTATGCCTCCTGGGCAAATTAATCCAAAGTATGCTGATGTTATTGTTAATCATAGAACACTAAGCCACACAGAAGAAGAAACACTGTTGGCTTGGATAGACGCAGGCGCACCTGTTACTGGTGATAGAGACCCATTGACTGAAACGGTTTACTCTACGAGCGAATGGGTAAACGGTGAACCAGATATGATTATAGAAGTGCCTCCTCAAGAGATACCTGCTGTCGGTACTCTCGGTCCTAATGCTATTCCTTATCGTTATACCAGTGTAGATTTGGGATTGACAGAGGACAAGTGGTTACGTGGTTCAGAATTTCTACCATCAGAACCTACTGTTATGCATCATATGCTCAACACTGTATCACTACCAGGTGAACGCAACATGAACTTGCTTGGCACATCAGGCGAAGGACAAGGCAACATGGACTACGCACAAATCAGTGCTTATGTTCCTGGAGGCACACCTGACTTTTATGATGAGAACACTGGCGGTTTGCTACGTGCAGGCAGTATTGTAAACTTACAACTACACTATACACCAGACGGCACAGCACGTACTGACAAAGCACGTATCGGACTATACTTCCACGATGAAGGTGTAGTACCAGAAGAAAGAATGGCAGGAGACTGTGCGTGTATCTTTCCTAATACATGGACAAACATTCCTCCATACGATCCAAACTTTGTGCAGACAGCAGAAATAACATTGCAAAACGACATAAACTTGCATACGTTCTTACCCCATATGCACTTTAGAGGCAAGAGTATGAAAGCAACTGCATATTATCCTGACGGCACTTGGGAAGAACTTATTGACATCCCACGTTATGAGTATGCTTGGCAACTGTCATACACATGGAAAGAACCTAAGTTTATACCTAAAGGAACACGATTGTTTGTTGAGGGCGCATTTGACAATTCAGCAGACAATCCAATGAATCCTGACCCAAGCAGAGAAGTACCTTGGGGACAGATGAGCGAGGATGAAATGTTCTTTGGAGCATTTACTTGGAAGAACTTGTAAGTGTACGGTGGCCTTCCTTTATTTCTGACATTTTGTATGATCCTTATCGTTGTCGATACGGCCATACACGTAATGATTCAGATGTATTTCGAAGGCCACCCTGCATTTAATGCTTGACAAGTCTTAAAATATCGTTTATTATATATAGTACGGAAAGTAGCACTATACGTTACTTTCCTATACACACCAGTATACAACCAACGATTAAAAATGCCCACAAGGCAAGGACTTGAAAAGAAAATGAGAAAGCGCGACTACACCTTAGCAGCAGTACAGTCTTTAACAACCGTATTTTTAGCATTTGCTCTACCAGCAGTTATTATATATGCTAACAGCGGTTTCTAAATTAGCAATAATTTATATTCTGTTTTGTATCCATTTATCTGTAAACAATGACTTTGTACCTAGACTTACAGGTATTATAAATAGTAGATACACACAAGGTAACTACTATGGCATACACCCCCACAGCTAATATATCAGAAGCTACATTTGATGCAGGCAACCCTAGTGAACTTGATTACTTAAAACCCAATGGGTTTCGTTTTCAGGTTCACAACCTGCCAAATGTTTCTTTCTTTTGTCAATCAGCAAACATACCTGACATTACTTTAGGTGAAGCTCAGGTACAAACCCCACTAGTAGATTATTTTCAACCAGGTGAAAAACTAACTTTCGGTTTGTTGAATATACGTTTTCTTATTCAGGAAAACATGGCCAATTATTCAGAGTTATATAACTGGCTAAGAGGCATGGGTAATCCTGAAACCACAGAAGAATACACAAACTATTTACAGAAACAACTGTATAGATTCCCAGGCAAAAATACAGCAACTACTATTGAAGGATTGTTTAGTGATGCAAGTTTGTTTGTATTAGACTCAAACGACAATCCTTCAATAGAGATAATATTTCAGGACGCTTTTCCTACAGCATTAAGTGGATTAGATTTTGATTTGACTGACTCAGAGTATTTCATAGGGCTAGCATCATTTAGGTACAGACAGTATAAGATAAACTCGTTATAAATATTATTATATTATTATAGGTATATTATGATTACATTGAATGAACTGCAAGAGGAGTGGAAGTCCGATTGCAAGATTGATGAACTAAATCTAGGCAGTGAATCTGCAAAGACACCTGAACTCCACTCTAAATATCTAAACTATCTCACTACTTTTAAACTACAGCTACGTAAATACGAAGCGCAAATGCTATCCCTACGTAGAATTAAGAGTAGATACTTTAGAGGTGAACTGAGCAAAGAAGAATTAAATGATTTAGGTTGGGAGCAATACTTAGGCAACCAGCCACTGAAACAAGAAATGCAAGAAGTATTAGACAGCGATCCTGATGTTATAAAAATCATGGACAAAGTAGAGTATATACGTGCTTGCTTGTATCAGTGTGAGTATATAATGAAGTCACTAAATAGTAGAACATGGGACATAAAAAATACTATTGAATGGACAAAGTTTAGTAACGGATTGATGTGATAAAAGTTAGCAAAAAGAATGAAGTACATCTTAAGATAGAAACAGAGCCAGGTATATCACAAGAGCTTAATGATTTCTTCACGTTTGATGTACCAGGTGCTCGTTTCATGCCACTGTACCGTAGTCGTATGTGGGATGGCAAGGCACGTTTGTATAATATGTACAGGCAAGAACTATACGTAGGGCTTCTGCCTTACCTAAAAGAGTTTGCTGACACTTTAGAATACCCGCTAGAAATAAACATAGAGGACATAGGTGATCCTCTATCAACGCAGTACATAGAAAACTTTGCTAAGAAACTAAAACTGCAAAGCGGAGGCAAAGACATTGAAATTAGAGACTATCAGGTCGAAGCTGTTAAACACGCTATCAACAATGGGCGAGCGCTTCTCCTGTCTCCTACTGCATCCGGTAAGTCACTTATCATTTATAACCTTATCCGCTATCATCAGCATCTTAACAGAAAGCAGCTCATTATCGTACCAACAACATCTCTCGTTGAACAAATGTATGGTGACTTCCAAGACTACGCAACCGCAGACGATTGGGCTGTGTCCGAGAACTGTCATAGAATATATGGCGGCAAAGAAAAGTCAAACGAATATCCTATAACTATATCTACTTGGCAATCTATATACAAGTTTCCTAAGTCTTGGTTCGATAAGTTTGATGTTATCTACGGAGACGAAGCACATCTATTCAAAGCAAAATCTCTTACAACAATACTAGACAAATGTGTCAATGCAAAATACCGTATTGGCACAACAGGCACACTTGATGGAACAAAGACCCACAAGTTAGTGTTAGAGGGTGTATTCGGTCAAGTAAAGAAAGTTATTACTACAAAGAAACTGATGGACACTAATCAAGTTGCCGATCTAAACATTGTTGCTATGGTATTAGATTATCCTGATGAAGATAGAAAAGCAGTAAAGGGCATGACATATCAGGAAGAAATGGATTGGCTTGTGACTAATCATAGACGTAATATAGTTATACGCAATCTATCTATTACACAGGAAGGCAACACACTTGTATTGTTTCAGTTTGTAGAGAAACATGGGAAAACTCTACACGATATGATTTCAAAAAAGTGTCCGGACAGAAAAGTATTTTTTGTATTTGGTGGTACTGATACAGATACGAGAGAACAGATACGTGCTATCACAGAGAAAGAAACAGATGCTATTATAATAGCGTCATATGGGACTTTTTCTACAGGCATAAATATTAGAAACTTACACAATATTGTTTTTGCTTCACCGAGTAAAAGCAAAATCCGAAACTTACAGAGTATTGGTAGAGGGTTACGTAAAGGGGATAACAAAGTCTCATGTAACTTGTTTGATATTGGTGATGACTTACAATGGAAGTCAAAGAAAAATTATACGTTAATACATATGGTTGAGCGTATTAAATTATACAATGAAGAAAAATTCAAATACAAGTTAGTAAGGATACCTATTAATGGAGAATAATTATCAAGTAGTAAGATTGTTAAATAATATGACGGTCGTAGGTAATGTATTGTTTTCACCTGAGGATGTTTTGATTCAGTATCCTTTGGAAGTATATTCTAGGCCTGTTGAAGATGGTAATGGTAAAGTGGTAGGAGAGCACATGGTGCTACGTCCTTACTTAGTTATGACACAGGATACTGAAATAGTTATAGATACCTATAATGTTTTATGTTCCTCTAAATTAGATACTAGGTTATTTCGCTCTTATGAGGAAATGGTTGAAAAGGTTTACAAAAAAAATATTGAATTTGAAGGGGACTTTTTTAAAGAAGAACCTGAACAAGAAATGACAAAGGAAGAAGCAGAGTATTTGAGCGAAGTATTAGAGAACTTTTTAGAGAAGGATAAGATAGTACATTAGTCCTTTAATGCCTACAGCACAAGTATAACAACTAGAAGAATCCGTGTCAAGCATTTTGTGGCGCTTGACAAAATAAATTTTTAATTATATAATGGTATTATTATGAGTAAAAGTACAGCACATTACATTGACAACAAAAAGTTTTTTCAGGCCATGAAGGACTGGAAGGACGAAATCAACGCTGCTGAAGAAGCAGGTAATCCTAAACCTCAGTGTACAAACTACTTGGGCGAATGTTTTGTTAAGATCTCAAATCATTTGGCCTATAAGTCTAACTTTGTAAACTATACTTTCCGGGACGAAATGATACTTGACGGCATTGAGAACTGTTTACGATATGCTGACCGTTTCAACCCTGAAAAATCCAACAACCCTTTCGCATACTTCACACAGATTACATACTATTCTTTTGTGCGTAGAATTAAGAAAGAGGCCAAACAATCTGAAACTAAACTCAGATATTTACAAAGCATTGACCTCCAACAACTACTAGATGAGATCGAAGGTGACTCTGGCAACTATGATTATCTGAACTGGATACAAGAACAGTTAGATGCAAATGCTAAAGAAAGAGAGGATCTCAATAAAACGGCCACAAAAATGCCAAAAAGGCGGCCAAAATATTTTGACGAAAAAGATGAAGAAACACTTGACATTGATGTCTAAATATTATATACTGGTCTTATCTATATTGAGGATAGTATATGAAGGTTCGATATTCCGAAATGTTCTACTCGTTTCAAGGCGAGGCAGAACTAGCAGGCACACCAACAGTCTGGCTTAGATTTTTCGGCTGTAACTTAGAATGTAACGGCTTCGGCCAAGAACAACCCACTGAACCCTCTACATGGAAACTCCCATACAAGGAGTATGACTTGATTGATGTCAAGCGAGTAGAGGATCTTCCTGTATGGGAGTATGGTTGTGACTCATCTTATACATGGTCAAAAGAATACAAACACTTGGCCACTGACACTACAATCGAAGGTGCCGCTGACAAACTTGAATCACTCTTGCCACGTGGCAAATTCACTCACCCTGATTCTAAACAAGAAAATATGTTGGCTTTCACTGGCGGTGAACCCATGCTACAACAGCGACAGATGAAAGCTATTGTCAATGAGTTTCTTATACGTGGCAATGTGCCTAAACTTATTACAGTAGAAACAAATGGCACTAAAAAATTAAACAAAGACTTACAAGACTTTATCAACATATACTTGGCTGACATGGGTATTCGTTGGCATTGGGCAATCAGCCCTAAACTATGGCACACTGCTGGTGAAGTGAAAGCAGTAGATGTTGACAATTTTATGTCATATATTGAAGGCACTCGTAGCACAGGTATTATAAAGTTTGTTTGTAATGGCAGTAAAGAATCATGGCGAGAAGTAGATCACTATGCAGATCAAATTGCCTTTTGGGCTCGCCACGCTGACATGAAAAAGCCTGACATATGGATTATGCCTGCAGGCGCAACGAAAGAAGAGCAAGAACAAGTAGCAAACATTTGTAATGTTGCTATGGAAAAAGGCTACAAGGTAGCTACTCGTAATCATTGTTATGTTTACGGCAATCAGATAGGAACTTAATATGAATATAGGCAAAAAACATTTTGATGAACTCCCTGAGTATGACGATACAATCCCATATGATTGGAATCAAATAGATAATATTGTCACTGATATTGCTGACCGTATCAAAAGGCGACAGGTAAAGTTTGACAACATATTAGGATTGTCCAGAGGCGGACTTATCCCAGGTGTGATGTTGTCACATAAACTGAATGTAAACTTTGTCCCTATTGTGTGGCAAACAAGAGACGGCACTATAAAGGACAAAGTTACACTGTCTAAATATAATGATGGAGCGAATCTCATAGTAGATGACTTGATTGATTCGGGCGAAACATTTTTTCAAGTTAAAAAATATGCACCATTGGCCAAGTATTGTGCGTTGTTTAACAAACAATATTCAATAGCGCTTGACTATTGGGGAACTACTTTATATAATGAGCATAGATGGTTAGACTTTCCTTGGGAGAAACAATGAGAACAAGTGAGATACGTAAAGAAACGAACTGGAACATGGGTGAATCAGATGTTCTATACATTGTAGATTTGTATGATGATGGGGTGCTGGTAGAATCACGTAAACTACCTAACAAAAGCATACACTATGCTAAAGACGTATCAGAAAACTGGGATAATGGAATCATAAAAGATGATAAGTGATATAATTAAAACACGCCTCAAGTCAGCAGGTTTGAGGTATCACGCATCTGATAATATTTCAGGTGTGTTATATGCTGGCGACAAAGACGCAATCATAAACGAACTGACTGAAAAGTTTGAGGGTGTGCTTGACTCTCTGATTATTGACAGAGAAACAGACCCTAACTCACAAGGCACAGCAAGGCGACTTGCTAAGATGTATGTGAACGAACTCATGGCTGGTCGCTATGACAAAATGCCTAATGCCACAGCGTTTCCTAATCATGTAGATGATGGCTACGAAGGTATGCTTGTTGTTCGTAGCGAGCTGAAGTCAATGTGTTCACATCACCATCAGCCTGTTAACGGTGTAGCATACATAGGTATCATAGCTGCCGATAAACTTATTGGACTGTCTAAATATACACGTATAGCACAGTGGTGTGCAAGACGAGGTACACTACAAGAAGAACTGTGCAATGATATTGCCCGTGAGATTATGAAAGCAACAGGTAGTGAGAATGTAGGTGTTTATATTCAGGCAACACATGGTTGCTGTGAGAACAGAGGCATTATGGCACACAGCTCAATGACACAGACCACGGTACTCAAAGGCAGTTTCTTTAATAACCCTGACACTAAAAAAGAATTCTTTGACAACATCAAACTACAACAGGAATATTCTTGTAGATGATAAAACCTAATCAACCACAGTTTGTAGTAGACCTTGAAACACTAAGCACTCATGCCAATGGGTGTATTGTGTCTATTGGTGCTGTCAAATTCTCACTTGAAGAAGGAATACTTGAGGAGTTTTTTATAAACATTGATCCTCAAACTTGTAAAGATGTAGGACTACACTTTGACAAGAATACAATTGAGTGGTGGACAAAACAAAGTAAAGAGGCACGGGATGCTTGGATGAAAGACCCTGTACCTCTCACAGAAGCACTACATAAGTTTGCTGACTTTTATGAAGTGGGCAATCCTATATGGGGCTTCGGTGCTAACTTTGATATAAGTATTTTAGAATCAGCATATTATGCTATTGGGTACGACAAGGATAAAGAATACGGGCAACACTTGCCCTGGAAGTTTTGGGACATATACTGCCTACGCACATTAGCAAATGTGTTAGGTAAAAAACTACAGAAAACAGGCGTGAATCACAATGCGTTACATGACGCTATTGCTGAGGCCAAACTTATTATAGAGATATTGAAATCGTGAAATTAGAATATGTAGGTTCAGGCACCTCTTACATGAGGTTATCAAATCCATCTTTACATGACCGACCAGAGATTATAGCTTTGGTTAATAAAATGTTTCATCACTTCTTTGATGACCAACCAGGACATACTTTCTCACTGCTTTATAACGCATGGGCAGAAAGTAACTTTGGTCCTCGTCTAAGTAACTTCAAAGAGTCTATGCACCAACTGCATGCTGACTCAGGCGGACTACAGATGGTGACACTCGCTCACAAAATACCTAAGGGTGTTGATAAAAATACACTGCGAGAAGAAGTGTATCAGGATCAGAGTAAATGGGCAGATGTTGGTATGTGTTTTGACGAGATTCCTGTCATTACAACAGGAGCATCAGACAGAAACGATACCACAAACAGATACTTTGACAGAGCAAATCGTCACAAGTATGCTAAACAGACAGGCGAGAACATCAAGCGACAGATTGAAGTGTTCAAACAAAACGGTAGCAACTGTAAGCCGTTTATGATTTGTCAGGGAGGTGACCTCGAAACATATCTTGAATGGATTGATACTATACTTGAAACAGTGCCTAAAGAAGATCACAATCGCATAGGCGGTGTGGCAATGGGTGGTGCAGCATTAGGTACCGGAAGACTTGAAGATATACAAAAAGCATTCTTCGCAAGTCAGGTTCCTGTCCGTGACGAAACAGGCAAGCTACACTTACACATTCTGGGAGTAGGTGCTGTGTCACGCATGATACCTTATCTTATCTTCCTGCAAAATGGTATGTATGGTGATGTTCACATATCATATGACTCTACAACTCACACACGAGCAGTAGAAACAGGACTGTATTATATGTTGGGTGAGATTGTTAATGGACACTTTGTTGCGGGTGAAGGCAAGACGTTGAAGTATGATAGAGCAAGAGCATCTGACGCTCCTCTCATAGGTGAAGCACGAGCATTTGTTCCTAACGTAGAATATGAGACTATGTATAATGACATAAAAAAATACTGGCCTCTGTCAATGACACTTGAAAAGTTCCATGAAGTATTGAACACACCTTCTATACCATATCTTGAAACATATGGACAGTTGGATGAATGGTACGAAGGCAGAACGTCTATGTGTTTAGCAAGTATTAAAAACTTTATGTATCAGATAGAAAAGTATACACATGACAAAAAGGCATTGATTAAACTTGCAGATGAAAAGTATCCTAAAGGAGCAGCGGCCGCATTGTATGAAGTAAAAGACGTAGAATCATTCAATGATTGGATGAGAGCGTGGTCACCTATATTCAAAAAAGGTAAACAGTCACAGAGTATTTCACACGTAGCACCTTTGGAAAAACCATCATTGGAGGCCTTGTTTGGATAGTTTTACTCAACTTGATTATAATATAGACATTGACAAACTCAAAGAAGATGTGTATAATATAATATTTGCTGTTGGTTGGGGGGAGTTAGACCAAATTTGTTTGACTCATCCTCTTGGCAAACCTGACTGGTTTTCAGGAGTAGGTGGCATGGTTGTGCCTACTGACCATTCTGAACTGAATGAAAAAATACATGGCACATATCTTGAACAAGTATATCATATGGTAAAAAATGATTACCCTTGTCATCGTGTAAGATTGATGAAACTAGAACCTAGAAAATGTATGTCTTTTCATACAGACGTAACACAAAGAATACACATACCTGTGACCACAAATGAAAAAAGTATGATGGTTATAAAAGAAGAAGTCAAGCACATGGAACCAGGTACTGTGTGGTTGACTAACACAACTAGGCCACATACAGCATTCAACGCAGACACCATTAACGATAGAGTACATATATTATTTGACTTACTATGACAGATGAAAACGGTAATATAATTGTATCTTTAGATGATGCCAGAGAACTCAGAGAGCGTAAGCAAAAGGAGTTAGAGTATTATCTTGACCACTTAAAAGAACTACAGCTTAAAATATCGTGGTTAGAGGCCGATTTAAGATTGACCGAAACCATCATTAAAATTATTGAAGATGAATCAGTATTAACACTTGACAACAACCCTGATAAGGAGTTATAATGGACGCACAAAAAGTAAGAAATGCAGTAGTAGAAGTATCTAACGCACTGACCAGAGCACAAGCAGAACGAGAACTAATCCGTGAAATTGTTAAAAAGATACATGATGATGAAGGACTTGACAAGCGAGTGTTTCGTAAAATTTGTCAGGCATATTACAAAGGTAACTTCCAGGATGAAACTGCCCTCAACTCAGAGTTTGAGGATACATTCTCACAGGTAATGTCATAACATGAATATATTTTATCTACACCCTAACCACAAAACTTGCGCGCAACAGCATTGCGACAAGCACGTGGTCAAAATGATTATAGAGTATGCACAGTTGATGTCTACAGCACACCGTGTACTTGATGGTGATATGTATCAGGACAAAACTAAAAACAATCGCAACATTAAGCGTTGGCGTATGGTAGATAGTGAGCTTGAGAACACACTGTACAAAGCATCACACATTAATCATCCATCAGGTAAGTGGTGTAGAATGACAAAGGAAAACTACGGTTATTTGTATAGCTTGTGGTTGGAACTTTGTAAAGAGTATACTCACAGGTATGGTAGAAAACACTTGACACAGGAGAAACTAGAACATATACTAGTTAATACACCTAAGAATATGCCTAGCGCAGGTGTTACTACCTTACCACAGGCAATGCCTGATGACGTTAAGATGCCTGATCCTATTGACGGGTATCGTAAATACTACAGAACATACAAGCGAGACTTCGCTAAGTGGACAAACAGACAAACACCGGAGTGGTTCAATGCCAGATAATAGTGGAGGCAACTTTACTTCTAAAGAGCTTACTAATGATGTAAGGTCTAATAGAGCAAGGCTTGCTAAATTTTATGAAGGATGTTATGAAGATTTCAAGGCTTCTGGCTTAGAATTTAGAATGACATATCAAGAATATAAAAAACGATGGGCGAAAGCAAAAAGAAAAGCAAACAGGAAAAAGAAAAATGCCAGTAAGAAAACGTAATGTATTTATCAAGGTGAGCTTTCAGAAAGAAGGCATACACTGTTATCCTGATGCGCCAGAGGGTGTTGAGTTTCTCAAGCACCCTCACCGCCATATGTTTCATTTCTATGTTACATTAGAAGTGTTCCATGATGACAGGGACGTAGAGTTTATTCTGTTCAAGCGTGAACTTGAAGGACTGTTTGATGAGGGTATCATGCAACTTGATTATAAATCATGTGAAATGCTTGGTCAGGATCTCATGGACTATGTTGAGGCAAACTATCCTAACAGGCAGTGTGTGGTTGAAGTATTTGAAGATGATGAAAACGGAGCAATAGTATATAATGCGTAAACTATTCTACATGGGACTAGAGTCCTACGAAGCACGTTACACTCTACAGTTACAAGAATGGAACGAGCGAGTATTTAAACTACGAGGCATTGATTATGAAGTTATCAATGGCCTTGAACTTGATGACAGTAAAGCTATTGTCACAGGCAGTGTGCTTGATGCCCATGGTAGAACGTATTATAGTTTGTCACAACACATGAACCTGATTCAGAAGATGAAGAACGGTGAGGTGACAAGTGATGATGTTATCTTCTACGAGGATATGTTTACTCCCGGACTTGAATGTTTGCCATATATTATGGATCAAAGTCCTGCCGAATACAGACCTAAAGTGTTCCTTCGTTTCTTGGCACAGACTACAGACCCAGATGACTTTCTAATACGTGAAGGTATGTTTGATTGGATGCGTAAGTATGAAGAAATGGTTGACCAGTTTGTTGATGGTATCATGGTAGCATCAGAGGAGTTTGTAGCACATCTTCGTATTGCAGGCTTTAAGAAACCAATCTATGTGACAGGTTTGCCTTATGGTAAGTCAGAAGTGTTGGAACGAGTAACACCTACTGTTGCACTACACAACAGAACTAAACGTGTAGGTTTCGCTTCTCGCTGGGATGATGAAAAGCAACCACACTTCTACATGGACTTGGCTGAAGCATACTACAAAGTAGATCCTGAAATGGAGTTTGCTATTTTCTGTGGTCACCCTGAACTGAAAAGTAATCGTCAGGAGTATGTGGACAGAGCATTGGCACTACAAGCAGGAAACACAGCAAACTTCAAAGTATACACTGGTCTAAAGAAAAATGATTACTACAATCTATTGGCTGACAGTCAGGTATTGTTTAACTGTGCATTACAAGACTGGGTCAGTAATACAGTTAGTGAAGCAGACACTATGGGTTGTTTGACATTGTTCCCAGCATACAGAAGTTTCCCTGAGGTATTTGCCAACAACGCTAACCATATGTATGTTCCCTGGTCAGTAGAAGATGCCATTGATAAGTTAAAGAAAATGCAGTTTGCTATTGACAATGTATACTTAGACGAGTATAATATAGGTAAGATAAGTGATTATCAAGATGGAACAATCGGTAGGACTATTGATTGTATGTTGAACGGTGAGGACTCTCGGGGTCACACTGATTATCGTAAATACGTAGCGAAGGCAAAATATGAATAAGAAGGTATTAGTCACAGGTAGTAAAGGTTTCATTGGGCATCAGACTTGTTTACAGTTAGAAGAACAAGGCTTTGAAGTATTCGGTATAGACTGGGCGAGTGATTTAACAAAGCCAGGTATTACTGTAGACTTTGCTTCGGATACTACAAGGACTATTCTTAAAAGTAACAACATCAAGACTGTTATTCACTTTGCGGCAGACCATGAAGTAGGTCGTAGCGTTGAAGAACCATCAGTGTTTTACAATAACAATATTGTGAGCAGTATCAGGTTCCTTGACAAGTGTATACAGGCAGGTGTTGAGAACTTTATCTTCAGTAGCTCAAGCAGTGTATACGGTGACAACCCAACCTTTCCTACAACGGAGAGAAACAGAAAAGATCCTATGTCACCTTATGGTCGTACAAAACATTTCTTTGAGGAAATACTCAAGGACTATGAAAACGCATACGGTATCAAAACATTGTCACTTAGATACTTCAATGCGGCAGGTGCTGATGTATTGAACAGACACGGTTACGAACAAGAAACGTATTCACATCTTGTTCCTATTCTTGCAAGGTGTTTCGGCAAAGGCGAACCCTTTACAGTATTTGGTAATGATTATAATACACCTGATGGTACTTGTATACGAGACTACACACACGTTTGCGATATTGCACAGGCACACATTGATGCTATACATTATTTAGATCACAATGGCATCTATCAAGTATTTAATATTGGTAAAGGTAATGGAGAGAGTGTATTGGAAGTGATAGATGCTTTCAGAAAATATACTGGTAAGGATATTGAAGTGAACTATAGTGACAGGAGAGAAGGCGACCCAGCAAAAACATTTGCAGCTATTGAACTTGCTATGAATGAACTACAATGGGTTCCTAAGTATACACTTGCTGACATTGTAGAACACGCATACAAGTGGGAGAACAGATGAAACATTATTCAACGAAAACGTATGGGCATGAACGTGGGTTGTCGTGTGTATTCCGACAGCCTAATGCCACGCACAGCCATTGTTCACTGCTACACGGTTATTCATTAGGATTTAGTTTTAAGTTTGGTACTGAATGCCTTGATGATAAAAATTGGGTAGTAGACTTTGGTGGCTTGAAAGAACTAAAGACATGGTTAGAAGATAACTTTGACCATACTTTGGTTGTAGACAGGGACGACCCAGAGATACAGGAACTTATGTCATTACAAGACAAAGGACTTGCTAAGGTTGTCATACTACCTGGCGTTGGCTGTGAGAAGTTTGCAGAAGAAGCATTTTGGTATGCTGATTCTGTTGTAAAGAATCTGACAAATGGTAGATGTTATTGTGTATCGTGTGAAGTAAGGGAACACGGTGCTAACTCTGCTATATACGAGCGTGAATGAAGATAGCGTTAGTAACCGACCTACACTTTGGTGCTAGGGGTGACTCGCTACAGTTTGATGCTTACTTCCGAAAGTTTTATGAAGAAACTTTTTTCCCTTACTTAGAAGAACATGGTATCAAAACTATCTTCGACCTCGGAGATACATTTGACAGACGCAAATATATAAACTATAATAGTTTAAAAAGCTGTAAGGAATATTTCTTTGACAGAATACGTGACATGGGTATCGACCTACATATGGTCCCAGGTAACCATGACACTTACTACAAAAATACTAATGAAGTAAATTCACCTAATTTATTATTGAGAGAATATGACAATGTTTACCTCTATGAAGAACCAACTGAAGTCACTATGGGAAAGACTAAACTCCTCCTTCTCCCTTGGATCTGCACAGACAACTATGCACGAACTATGGAGTTGGTTAAGTCATCTCGGGCAAAGGTGTGCTTCGGCCACTTCGAATTCAGTGGTTACCAAATGTATCGTGGGACTCCTAACCCTCACGGTATGGACCCTAGCATTTTTAGTAATTTTCAGCGTGTTATTAGCGGTCACTTTCATCACCGCCATAGCCGAGGAAATATCACGTATATGGGCAACCCATATGAAATAACTTGGTCGGACTATGATGATCCACGTGGTTTTGCTGTATTTGATTGTGACAATCAGGAGATAGAATATGTTGATAACCCGAATACTATGTTTTCTAAGATCTATTATGATGACAGTGAACCCGGTAGTATTGGAAACTATACTAATTATGCTTTTGACGCTGTACGGGGTAAGTGCGTACGACTCATCGTGGTAAAGAAAACAAACATATCTTTGTTTGAAAAGTTCCTTGACAATTTATATGCTTGTGATTTGATTGAGCTAAAAATCATTGAGGACTTGTCTGAGTTTGAGGACGAGGCCGTAGGTGAAGATGTAAACTTAGAAGATACAATGACACTCCTCAAAGAATATGTTGACGGTATTGAAATAAGTGTAAATAAAGAGAAGCTAAAAACAATGCTACAGTCGCTATATGTAGAGGCACAAGACATTGGATAAAGATAGAGAATATCATTTAAAACATTCCGGTCTTCATATTTTTTCTTTTCTGAGCGGCAGATGGAATGAAGAAGAACATAATGAATGGGGATATAGAACTTTATTAGATCTGAAAGAAAACAGAGACTCTATACTGTGTCTTGGTTGTTCTTTTACATACGGTCAAGCAGTTGAAAAAAAATATCCATGGCCTGAGGTACTCGGTAGAAAAACTAACAGAGATGTTTTTAATTTAGGAAGACCCGGTGGTAGTTTAGATTCAACATACAGAATACTCAATTCTTGGTTACCTGTTTTAAAATCTAAGGACATTTGTATATTAAATTGTTTTAGACGTAGAGAATTTTATTTACCAGTACAAAAAAGATTTATACCAATGGGGCCATCCTTTCCTGGGTTTCTAGCAAACACAGATTACTCTTTGAGAACGGTTCTTTTAACAGATGATATTCAGTATGACTTAGATAGACAAAAAACTTTAAGAGCTATTAAAAATGTGTGTGATGAATTTGATAGCAAATTACATTTTATTGATTATGAAGGTTCTATGGATACGGTTTCTTTTATTGATCTAGGAACAGACGGGCAACATCCGGGACCCAAGCAACAGGAAGTATACGCAGAATTATTTTATGATAAAATTCAAAACAATTAGATGGAAAAACTTTTTATCTACAGGTAATAGTTTTACAGAAATAAGTTTAGACAGAAGTCCTAGTACACTTATCGTAGGCGAGAATGGTTCGGGTAAATCAACACTGCTTGATGCTATTACTTTTGCATTGTTCAACAAACCTTTCCGAAACATATCAAAGCCTCAGTTGATAAACTCTATCAATAAAAAGAAACTGTTGGTAGAGGTTGAGTTTACAATAGGTAAGACAGAATACCTTGTACGTAGAGGTAGTCTCCCAGGCATCTTTGAAATAGAAATAGACGGCACAATGGTAGATCAAAATGCTAGTGTGCGTGACTATCAAAAACATCTTGAAGAAAACATACTGAAACTAAACTACAAGTCCTTCACACAGATTGTGATACTTGGTTCAGCATCCTTCACCCCCTTCATGCAGTTGCCTCTTGGTCAGCGCAGAGAAATCATAGAGGACATACTGGACATAAGTATATTTACAAGAATGAAAGAAGTGCTTAAGCAAAAGGTCGTTGACCTGAAAGAAAAACTTAGATTCATTGAAGGAGAAATCTCAGTAATAAAAGAGAAAGGCAAAGTCCAGAAGTCCTACATTGAAACTTTACAAACTGACAAGCAGGAAAAGATAAACAAGATACAAGGAGAGATAGATGAGACCCAATCAAAGATTGAGAAACTTACAGAGGACTCAAACGCTAGCACAGCAGAGAAGGAGAGTTTGGGCTCAGTTGAGTCAAAAAAGCAAAAATTGGAAACCCTCAAAGCCGAGTTTGATAGAAAAATTAGAGACGCTAGACGAGAGTTAGACTTCTATCATAACAATGATGATTGTCCTACTTGTAAGCAAGGCATACCACATGACTTCAAAGCAAGCATGTCAGAAGAAAAGTTAGATAGGATTGATGAACTTGAAAAGGCTCAGGTAGAACTTGATGCTAAGTGGGAAGAGGTTGATAAACTATATGAACAATACTTAGAAATTAATCAAAAGATTGTAGATACAAACAACCTACTTATCACTGAACAAACTTTACTACAGCGTTTGATACTTGAAAAGTCTGAAACAGAAAATAAGATAGGTGATATTGAAAAAGAAACAGCAAAACTAAAAGAGATTGCTAAGGACATTGTAGGCAAAACAGAACAGCGTGATACTTACAAAGAAGAACAGGAGTATCATTCTGTAGCAGAACACTTACTAAAAGATTCAGGTATTAAAACAAAAATAATCCGTCAATATTTGCCTGTAATAAATAAGTTAGTAAATAAATATTTAACAGCAATGGACTTCTTTGTTCAGTTTGATCTTGATGAAACATTCAAGGAAACTATTAAGTCCAGGCACAGAGATAAATTTAGTTATGCCTCTTTTAGTGAAGGTGAAAAACAGAGGATAGATTTGGCACTAGTATTTACTTGGCGAACAATCGCTAAAATGAAGAACAGTGCTAGCACGAACCTATTGCTCCTAGATGAGGTCTTTGATAGCTCGTTAGATGTTAATGGTACTGACTATGTTATGCAGTTACTAAATACTATAGGTGAAGATACAAATGTGTTTGTAATCTCACACAAGGGTGACCAACTGTTTGACAAATTTAGAAGTCAGATAAAATTTGAGAAACGACAAAACTATTCGGTGATGACATGAGAGATTTAAAACTGCTTACTTTTGGAGATCCAAAACTTAAAGTACCTCCTAAAGAGTTTGACTTTGATGGTGAAGAAGATCCTGTAGAATTAAAGAAAGACTTGTTGGCTGCTATGTACAAGGCTGGAGGTGTTGGCCTTTCAGCTAATCAGGTAGGACTAGATCATAAAGTTTTTGTTATCGGTGGTTCTGGTGTAGAAACAAAAGCTGTATTCAATCCTGTATTGATGAATGTTTCTGATGAAGTGGTTACACTTAAAGAAGGTTGCCTATCTTATCCAGGACTTTGGTTGATGATTAAAAGGCCTGTTGGTGCTGTATTTAAGTATCAGGATGAGAAAGGAGAAGAAATCATCGAGGAGTTTAAAGGCATTCCAGCAAGAGTTATGTTACATGAGTATGACCATATGCTGGGACAGAACTTTACTATGCGAGCATCTAAACTAAAAATAGAAAGAGCATTGAAGGGTTTAGATAAAAAAGTAAAACAATTTAAACAAAGGAAGAATTATGTCTGACGATATGTTTGACTTTGGTTTTACTGCTGTAGATGAAATACCTACAGGCGAAGTACAACCACAACAACCAGTAGTTGCGCAGGTAGATGACGCACAACTTCAGACTATATTAGATAAGCTAGAAAGACTTGAAGGACTAGTGTTGTCGTCTGACAATGCTGACATGATAAACGAGCATCGCTCTCTGGTACAAGCAGACGTGGTTGCTAAACTAAAACAGGTAGAGGATCTAATCTTACCTCTACTGTATAATCTTCAGAAGAATCCTGAGAAAGATTATATTCACTGGCCTAATAGGACAGCTATTATAGATAAACAAGTAGAAAAAATAAAGTCAGTGACCCGCTATTACGATAGCGTATAGGAGCAGTTATGAGTGAAACAAAGTCTGGTGTTGAACCGGTAGTCGATGGTGTTTTTACAAGACCCGTAGGTAATGTATATGATTTTTATTTAAATGGAAACATTGAAGGACCAGAAGAATATGTTTCATGGAATCACATTATACGAACTGCTACACAAGGGGACGTAATCTATTTACATATAAACTGTTACGGTGGTGATGTTATGACAGCCGTTCAGTTAATGAGAGTTATGGCAGAATCACAGGCCCAAATCGTTGCTTCAGTAGAAGGTGCTTGTATGTCTGCCGCCACATTCTTGTTTCTCATTGCCGATAGTTTTGAGATTAGTGAGCATAGTATGTTCATGTTCCATAACTATTCAGGCTTTTCATTCGGTAAAGGGAATGAAATGAGAGAACAAATCAACCACGAGGATAAGTGGAGTAAGCATCTGTTAGAATCTATTTACAAGGATTTCTTTACTGATGCTGAGATTGAGGAGATAGCAAATGGCCGTGACTTCTGGATGGCCCCTGAGGAAGTCCAAAAGAGACTTGAGGCCAGACAAAAGATATATGAAAAAGAAGCGGCCAAGCCTAAACGAGCGGCCAGAAAAAAGTCTTGACATTGTATAAATAATGTGTAAGAATATAAGAACAATATAAGGAGATACTTATGAAAAAGTTTTTATGTGCTACAACATTTTTTCTGGTTGGTTTTGTTTCAGGCGGAACTTATGGCCAAGAAGTCGTGGAGTTTGTTAGCTCTGAACCTAACATGGTTTATGAGATTGTAGATGTATGCACTACAAGGCAGGTAGTAAAGAATCGTAATGACATTAATATTATAGGTGCTATTGCAGGCGGCATTATAGGCAATCAAGTAGGCGGTGGCAACGGCAAGACAGCGGCCACAGCACTTGGCGCTGTCCTAGGCTCCCGTGTAGCTACAGATGTTAGCCCACGTATTGTTGAGGAAGTAAACTGTTTCCCTGAAACCCGTCAGATTCAGCGCGGTGAGAAGGTCACTTTTCGTTACAAAGGCAAGCTAATCACGCAAGTTATTGATTAATAACGAAAAATAAAAGCCCTTATATTTCAAGCACTTACTGTAAGTCATTGATTTATAAGGGCTTTAATGTCTTGACTTTTCCTGAAATTCGTGTATAATATAGCATATAAACAATGAGAAAACGGATGTGAGGTCCACTTATCATGCAAATTCAACAAAAATCACTACTCGCTAAACTACTGTCAACCGAAAACATTACAGTAGAAGTCAAAGCAAGCCTGCCTACAGCAGCGTTTGATCCAATGTCCCGCACTATGTATATCCCTAAGTGGAAAGATATGCCTACTTGTATGCAGGACCTTCTTATCGGTCACGAGGTAGGCCACGTCCACGAGACTCCAGCAGAAGGCTGGCACGATGCTGTTTGTGAGGACAAGACACTTAAAGGCTTCCTCAATGTTATCGAGGACGCACGTATCGAGCGAGCAGTCAAGACACGTTATCCCGGTCTTGTCCGT